CTATTTAGTCTTGTTCTCTACTTTTCGGAGTAGTCCGGCTAGTAGTTTATCTTTTAATACCACCTGAGCCCTTAGAGCTTCCAATCTTACCTCCATTTGCTGCAATCGACTTTTATATTCATTTACCGAAACAAGAGTTATCGGCATCTCAGGAGTGGATTTATCTTGAATCATTTCTCCCTCTCCGGTTAAAAGCCAAGTCGCGTTTAAATTCGGTAGATACTTAGCTAAATTCTCCAAAACTCTAGCCGGAGGTTCTGTATTACTCCGAACAGATAAAAAACTATAAGCTCTTTGGTCCGATATTTTTGCGGCTCGAGCAAAAGCCGCTTTATTCCCATGAAAAAATTCATTTACAACAATTCGTAAACGATCATTTAAACTCATAATAATCTACAGTTTAGTATTTAGATTTAATTCTGTTACAACTTGATCTCTTAATAATCTATTGTCATCCTCGAGCTGACGAATACGCTCTTCCAATATACCATTTTGCTTTAATAAAGTTTTAACCTCTTCTCTTTCTTCTTTATACATACTGTATATAAACGAGGTCTCCCCTGTAAATATAGGTACTGATGAAGATACAATAGAAACACCAGAACTAGATTTAAACATATCACCCTCACCGCGAAGAAGCCATTCAACAGAAAGATCCTCAAGCCGTATTGCAATGGATATTATTGTATTAAGATCTAGCGTTCTTGTACCATTCAATTTGCCTTTAAGCGTCGCCTCTGACATAAAAATCATAGCCGACAATTTTTTACAAGTGATATCTTTCTTAGCTAAAAACAGTCTAAGCCTCTGCGCTACAATATCATACATGGTTTATATTCTTCTAGAACTCTTTTCAAAGTTAAGAATTATGCACTTTTACCATTCATTGGGTATCAGCGCATATCCATTATTTAGTGTTTAGGTTTGATAAACCCTATTGGGTTACGAGGTTTTTCCTCCGCTTTCTTTTTCGCCTGCAATTCCGCCAAAGTTTGATTAATTAATTCCAATTGCATGCGCGTATCATCATTTATATCGTTGTAGTCAGCAAATGCTTCTTCGATGTAGTCTTTTAATGCTTTGATTTCGTCTTTCAGTTTATCGACTCTATCAATCGGAGGATTGGAGATTAAATGACGAACTGCTATAAATGCCCTTATAATTTGAATATTAATCTCAATTGCCAAATCGCTGTTAAGAACTGAAGAAAGTTGAGCAACTCCATGTTCAGTGAAAGCATAAGGCATATATCGGGTCCCGCCTCTTTTTGAGGTGCTAAAACTGCACCTCAAACTGTCGAATTCTTCCTTCGTTAGCTCAAACATAAAATCTGATGGAAAACGTTTAATATTATTTTTTACTGAACGTTTTAAATATTTAGTTTCAGTACCGTACATTTCCGCCAAATCAAAATCCAGCATAACCTTCTGTCCACGTATCTCGTATATTTTGCTTTGTATTAATTGCAATTGATTCATATTTGTATTTAAATAATTTGCCTCTAATCACTTATTATTTTTTTAGAGAAAATCAATTATCACGCACTCCTGCCAGTGGAACTCTTTCTCTCCCCGAGTCCCAACTGTTCTCGAAGGACTTGGTTTTCGCCTCTCAACATATTGTTTTCAGCCTTAAGACTTTCTATGATTTCCAGATTGGGAGATGTGGATTTTTCCATTTCACCAATATTACGCAGCAACCATTCAGCAGAAATGAACGGTTCTCCATTTAATATAGCGCTTAATAGAGAGAATAGTGGTTCTGCTCCCTTGATACATTTATTTAGTGTAGTGGGAGCTACATCTATTTTCAGAGCATAACTTCTAACGCTACGTTGCCCGCTTCTCTTATACAAAACATTTATAGTTGATTTCATCTTATTTATTATTTAGAATTATATAAATTACGGGTTGCTACACCTCTACCCATCCAATCAGTATCCTTATAAAGAAAGAATATCCATCCAAATGCAATAATACCTCTGTTATTGCTACGGTATTATACCATGATATTGCAACCATCGCCGTCCGTATCCTACATTAGACACTGAATCTGCTTGCTGAAATTGATTTGCGGAGCGATTTTCTTTATATTTTCTCGGTGAAGCGCACCCCATTACCAAAGTGAAAAGAGTGCATATTAACATCATTTTCTTCATTGCTTACTTTAATAACTTAATTATTTCTTTTGCCTAACTTTTCAATAATCACCCAAAGAAATGTCACGCTTTTCCTGCTAACGGATGTTTGGAACTTGAAGGTCGCTCTACGGGCGGACAATCTTCTTCGTAGTCTACTAATGGTAGATTGGTAAAAGTATCGGTAACCCTATCAGCCCCTGCCTGATTTCTTAATGACTCATTATAAGCTTCGAGTTGTTGTATCCTTGTTTTTAATACACCGATTTCTTCTTTTAGCTGCCCCACTTCTATATCTTTTTCTTTATACAATTTATATATAATAGATTCATCATTGGATGCAATATTGTTCTGAGAAACATATTGCTCTACTTTTGTCTTTTCGTTAGAACGAAGCATAGAACCAATTCCCAAAACAAGCCATTCTGTATTTATCTCCGTATAATAGGCGAGAAATTTCGATAGGTTTTCTTCGCTTATTCCATTGTTTTGCCCTAATACACCACGAGTGATACCCGTCTTAGAGTAGCAATCGTACATACTAATCCCTTTTCTTCCTAAATATTGCAAGATTCTTTGCTTAATAGGAGATTTTTCTTGCTTAATTTCTTGCATAATCAAAATATCTCGTTTATATTTGCCCTTGTATTCAAATCACTCAAACGAAAACGGATACAAAAAAGGCTGACACGAGAGCGCTCGTCACCTATATTTTCGTCTTTAGTCATTCGCAAATATAGCCAGCCTTTTTCTTTTATCCAACAATTCGTATAAAAATTTGAAAGCGGCGCGGTTGCGTGGAAGTTTCCGCGAGATTTAAGGGTTAGTAAAGACATTGATAAAAGCTCGTTCCGAGTAATAGGCAAACTTCCACATTAGGCCTATGAAAGGTTCGAGCTTTGCTTTTTAAGGAGGAGAAAATATGAACGTAGAAGAATTGAAACAACGTATTACCAGGCTTGAAGAGGTCATTGAGATTTACAACGAGTTCGGATTTAAAGTATCCCAAGAAATAAAGGACAGAGTGCGTGAATATAAAACGACGCTTAAGACCTTATGCCCGGACAGTTGATAGCTGTCCCGTTATGTTAAAAACAAAGGAGGAATAAGTCATGATCACATCCGAAGAACCAACAGTAAGCAGCACCGGTCGCTATACCGTAACCCAAACTTGCGAAATACTCGGAATACACCGCAACACTTTAAGGGAATATACCAGTAGCGGACGCATAAAATGCGGATTTCGCCGTGAGTCAGCACGAAAATTTTACGAAGGTAAGGAAATCATAAGATTCTGGAGGGCACAATTATGAATGAAACTTTCCTCGCCCTGTCCATGTGTCTGTGCATCGGCCTGTTTTGGGCCATCCTATTCCTGTTCCGGGCTTTGGAATCCCGGATCAGGCAGGATCTTACCGGACTTCGCGGCAAGATAGGCGAAACAGACTCCCGTCTTTTAAAAATATACCTCCTGACTCTGGAGGAAAAGATAAACAGCCTTATCGAAGAAGAGAGATACGAGGAAGCACAGAGCCCGACGCTCCTTCTCAAAAAAGAGCTTAACCCATTAAATGAAGAACAAGATGACAAACATGAATAAGCTTTCCAAACATATCATTATCGCAATCATTACGATAACGACCATTGCCGGCTGTATCTATGCCGGAAATGTAGAGCGTAACGATGCCGTCCTCTCGGGCATGTCCATGGAGAAGTACCAATATATCCACGACCGGATCGGCGGGCGGGCTTCCTCCTCCGATGTGGTGAAGGAGTACCTGCGCAATCAGGGATTTTACGATTCAAAAGATTATTAACCATAAACGGGAAAGGAGTACCCATGTTAGTGAATCATATACAAGTGGCCTATGTGCTACAGATAACACCCTTGGAAGCCAAATTTATGCTGGCTCCGCATATCGAGAGAATCCGGGAGATGGTCATACCCGGAAAAAAGGGTCTGGACGAATGCGCAAGGCTCGTCAGGGAAACAGATGTGGTAGAAAGCCTCTTGCTGAATATCAGATTCCGCCATCCGAGCCCCGAACTCGACGGCAAAGACCGGATAGCATATACCATTGAGAAACTGAAAGAAGCGCCTCTCAGTCTTAAAAAGAAGATAGCGGATGATCCGGGCTGCCTGAAAAGCGGGAAAATATCCGGTAAATTCCGTGCTCTGAACAGTATCCTCGAAGAGGAATCTATAAAGGAGATAAAAGAAATACTGCGCCAAAGAGGCGGTCATATTGGCAGAAAAGACACGGCCATGTCCCAAAAGAAAAGGAGGAGGGTGTCATGATCCTGGCCGTTGACTTTGACGGAACGATTGCGCGAAGCAGCTTTCCCGATATCCTGGGGGAACAACCGTATGCCGGTGAAGTGCTGCGCAAATTGCACGAAAGAGGCCACTATATCATTATCTGGACCTGCCGTAGCGGAAAGAACCTGCTTGATGCAATCAACTGGCTACTGGAGCACAACATTCCCTTTGACAGGGTGAACGACCACTGCCCGGAAAATATAAAGCGGTACGGGAAAGGATCCGGCAAGATATACGCCAATATCTACATCGATGACAAGAACCTCGGCGGGTTTCCCGGATGGCTCCGTTGCCTGGAAGAGATAGAGCGGATGGAATCTGAGGAAAACGACCAAATATGACATATATGGAACTTTTGAGAACATGAAAGTAATACATGTGCATTTGATCTTCAAAAAGAAGAACTACTATTTCGGTTCGCTCAGCGCCATTTTTGAACATCTGAGTGAAAACGATATAGGAATCAAAAAAGGTACGCTACTGCATCGGTCCAAAGAGGGAACGATCTCAACGGACCGGGCGATCATCATAAAAGGAGTCCTGCTTAAATGCAGGAAACATGTTAAACAATAACCAATGCCGGTACTAAAGGATGCCGTCGGGAGTGTGCCCCGGTTAAGTTTTATATTTTGCAAACCACTCCCCGGGGAGAAGTCCCCGGGATTCGGATTCCCCGAAGCGGGAGGCTTAAAATGATCAGCTTATGAATATCATCCAGACCATCCCCCGTATCGATTGCAAGGCATTCGCCAAATGCGGAAAGAAATCTCTGTCCCATTGCAGGAGGTATAAGCTCACGGATGAAGAGTGCGCCGGCTGCGAGCTGGTCCGACGGCGGGAAAGAGGCAATTATCGTACCTTGTCTGACGGTCGTGTGATGAAACAGTGCTCCGTTTGCGGTGAGTGGTATGGCGTTCACCGGTTTTATCCCAGAACCCTGAAGAGGGGAGAGAAGGTATATTTTACTTTCAGTTCCGAGTGCAGGAGATGCAAGTCACTGAAAGCTTCAGCATACCAAAGAAATAAACAGCAATTAAAAATCGAGTGATATGGCAATGCACACCTGGTTTGAATGCAAGATCCGCTACGAGAAAACGATGGAGAACGGAATGATTCAGAAAGTTACCGAGCCCTATCTGGTAGACACTTTGAGTTTTACGGAAGCGGAAGCACGCATTATTGAAGAGGTAACCCCGTTTATAACAGGAGAGTTTACGGTATCGGACATTAAACGCGCCAATTACAGCGAACTTTTTGTCAGTGATGAAGAAGCGGCGGACCGCTGGTTTAAATGCAGGCTCTTTTTTATCACCCTGGACGAAAAGAGCGGCGCCGAGAAGAAAACCGCCTCCTTTGTGCTGGTACAGGCCGCCGACCTGCGTGACGCCGTGGGGAAGCTGGACGAGGGAATGAAAGGCACGATGGCCGATTATCAGATAGGAGCGGTTACGGAAACGGCTATTGTGGATGTATACCCATACGGTTCAACAGCATAAAACGCCTCGAGTCGTGGGTACATACGGTTAACGGGTGACGATACCGCCAGATCCATAAGCGGAGATATGTTTTTCAGAAAATAAACTTGTTAAATTTTAAAATTACGATTATGATAAAAAAAATTATCCGGTATTTGAGAAAGCGCAAAGATATGAAATTGCGCAAATGGTGCATAACGCTGGCAGCAAACGAATTATCTCGCGGAGAGGCTATCGATGCCGCCAACGAGATTTACAAGTGGGTTAAAGAGCAGCCTTAATCAAAGCCTTAACTTCTTCGTAATCGAATAGAAATGAATACTATAGACCTGCTATACATTGATTTATTCTGTGGAGCTGGTGGAACCTCTACAGGTGTTGAATCTGCCCGAATAAATGGAGAACAATGTGCAAAAGTAATTGCCTGTGTCAATCATGACGCCAATGCCATTGCCAGTCATGCGGCTAACCATCCGGAGGCGATGCACTTCACAGAAGACATTCGAACACTTGAGCTTTCTCCACTGGTTACACACGTACAACGGATGAAGCAATTATATCCGGAAGCTCGCTTGGTACTTTGGGCATCTTTAGAGTGTACGAACTTCTCAAAAGCCAAAGGTGGCCAGCCTCGGGATGCAGACAGCCGGACACTGGCTGAACATCTTTTTCGTTATATCGAATCCCTTAACCCAGATTATATCCAGATTGAAAATGTAGAAGAGTTCATGTCATGGGGCCCGATGGATGAGAATGGTAGGCCAATCTCCATGAACAAAGGAGAAGACTACACCCGTTGGGTGCATAACGTGAAATCTTATGGATATAACTTCGATCACCGGATAATGAATGCTGCTGACTATGGAGCATACACCAGTCGGAAGCGTTTTTTTGGCATCTTTGCCAAGAATGAGCTACCAATTGTGTTTCCAGAACCCACCCACTGCAAAGAAGGCAAGCAAGATATGTTCGGCAGCCTTGCAAAATGGAAACCTGTAAAGGATGTATTAGATTTTGAAGACGAAGGAACAAGTATCTTCACCCGGAAGAAGCCATTGTCAGAGAAAACACTTGAACGCATCTATGCTGGTCTCATTAAGTTTGTAGCAGGTGGAAAAGATAAATGGCTACTGAAATATAACTCAATCAACGGAAAGACTGGAAAACATATTCCTCCCGGAATAGACGAACCATGCCCAACCATCAGTTGCCAAGGTCGTTTAGGTGTAGTAAATGCCCAGTTCCTTTCCAGATACAATACATGTCGTCCTCAAGATACTTGTAAATCAGTAGAAGAACCTTGTGGAGTGCTTACTACTAACAACCGATTTGCAAAGGTAGACTGTCATTTCCTCTCAAAGTATTTCAGTGGTCACCCGGAAAGTAAGAATATTCCTATTGATGGACCCGCACATACTGTCAAGTGCAAGGATAATCATGCTTTGGTAGGTGCGAAGTTCCTCGCTGCGTATTATGGCAATGGCGATAATGTCAGCCAGGTAGATAAGCCATGTCCGACAGTACCAACCAAAGACAGGTTTAATTATGTGAATCCGAAATTTCTTTGCTCATACAACTTTAACGATGCTGGGAAAGATATAGATGCTCCGTGCCCAACACTACTGACTAAGGATAGGCTTTCGCTTGTAAGTCCGTTCTTTATGAATTATTATTCAGGTGGGGGGCAACATTCAGATGTAAATCAACCTTCTCCGGCTATACTGGCAAACCCGAAACAACGCCTTGTTAGTTGCCAGTTTATGGATCAGCAATTCGGGCAAAGTAAGCCTACTGGACTTAACCGACCATTGGGAGCCTTAACCTCCAATCCAAAGTATAACCTTGTTAGTTGTCGTCCGTGGGTAATGAATATTAACTTCGGGAATATCGGTAGCCAGATAGATGATCCTGCATCAGTTATCACCGCCAACCGAAAGTGGCACTACCTGATGAATCCACAGTTTATGTCTGCCGGCGGCAATATAGAAAATCCATGCTTTACTCTCATCGCACGCATGGATAAGATGCCACCTTACTTAGTATGTACGCAAGAAGGTGATTTTCTTATTAGGGTATATGAAAGCGATAGCCCCATGACCCGGAAGGTAAAGGAGTTCATGGCTCTATATGGCATAGTTGATATCTTGATGCGTATGCTTAAGATACCTGAACTTAAACAAATCATGGGATTTCCAAAAGACTATAGACTGATCGGTACACAAGCCGAACAGAAGAAGTTTATTGGGAATGCGGTAGAGGTGACGATGGCAAGAGTTCTCTGCGAAGCTGTCGGCAGGAAACTACGAGAATTAAGAAAAGTGACAGCATAGTTTAATTCAAATCAGTTTAGAAATGAGCGAACTTTATATACCTGTTGAACGCCCTACGAGGAATCCCATAAACGGCAGATTTTTGAAAGGCATTGCTCCTCACAATAAAGGGAAAACAATGAAGTATCATTCCTCCAAGACTAAACGTAGAAGCCTGAAAAATTTAGCCAAAGGACGTGGTTCCTGGCATAAAACAGGTGCAGGTCTAAATCGTAAAAGTGTAGTTGCGATTAAAGACGGAAAGTTATGCGGCGTATTCCCTTCCATTCAGGATGCAGGGAAAGCGACAGGTGTTAATCCGGCTCTGATCAGCTGTATCTGCAATAAAAAGCCGGGCAGGCATAAAGCGGGTGGTTTTGAATGGTTCTTTGAAAATGATGCTACCTGGTGTGATTTAATACTTAAAAACGATGGATAATAACAGACAGCATATACTGACTAATTATATTTCTTACCTGTATACCACAGGTAGAAGTTATGATACTATTGGCAAGCATATCAAGTATGTAGCGGATTTCCTTGAGAGCACTGAAGAGGTCAACCGTCGCGGCTATTTGAGTTATAAGCGTAAAAACGCTGATGTCATGGCGCGATATCCATTAATGTGTTCAGCCATTTGCGATCTGTTGTCTTATCTTAAAATCGGATATGGCCGCAGGGAAAAGACGGTAAAGCCATTGGAGAAACTTGACTCCATTTCAGAGAAGAACAAGAAGATGTTGAATGATTTTATAGTATGGCTGACTGATAATAATGATTATTCCCCGCATACGGTTGATTTATACCATACCTCTATGAAGAAATACTTCGAATATGCAAATGAGGTCAATATGGATAATTGCAGGAGATTCATAAAGATGCTTGAGGAGGAAAAATTCGCTCCCGCTACTATCCGGTTGCGGATTACGGCCATTGAAAGATTTTCCAAGTGGATGAAGAAACCTCTCGAGCTCAAGCGTCCCAAGATGAAGCGTAAGCTGGACACAAATAATGTTCCTACAGAGGACGAATATAACCGTTTACTGGAATACTTGAAGACTAAATCCAACAAAGACTATTACTTTTTTATCAGGGTTTTAGGTACAACCGGTGCCCGTCTGTCGGAGTTTCTGCAATTCACGTGGGAAGACATCATATCCGGGGAAGTGACATTAAAAGGAAAGGGTAACAAGTACCGTCGCTTTTTCTTTCAAAAACAGCTACAGCAAGAAGTGAAGGCTTATGCGAAAGAATGCGGTAAGACCGGGCTTTTTGCGGTTGGCAGATTTGGCCCCATGACACAACGTGGACTGTCTCAGGGTATGAAGGCTTGGGGCAATTGCTGCGGCATTGACAAGAAGAAGATGCACCCTCACGCTTTCCGTCACTTCTTCGCGAAGATGTTTCTTAAGAAAAACAAGGATGTGATTCAGCTGGCTGATCTTTTAGGGCATGGCAGCGTAGACACAACAAGAATTTATTTACAGAAAAGTTATGACGAACAAAAAAGAGACTTTAATAAAAATGTTACGTGGTAGTGTTGAACAGTTGAACAGACTGGAGGACATGATGGACGGATTAATCGTTATGGACGAAACGGACCACGTAGATAACGATTTCCTGATGGAAATGCTTACCTGCGTCAACGCATTTATGGACGCGAGTAATAAGGTCATATCAAAGGTATCATCATTGCTCGCCCCTGATGCTCCCATGGACAAAAAAGGGGAACAATCCGATGAAGGTAAGAAATGGAGTGTGGAAGAGATACTGAAGCATTGCACGCTTGAGAATAACATCCTCAAGCTTCCACAAGTGCAATTCAATAAGAAATCTTATGCCGAAGCCAAAAAGTGGATAGAGGAAGCGGGCGGTTCCTGGCAAGGCGGGAAAGTGCAGGGCTTTACATTCCCGTTTAATGCCGAGCGCGTCTTCTCTATCCTCAAAGATGGGAAGCGCTGTAATCTTCAACAGGAATATCAGTTCTTTGAAACTCCGGATGGTGTTGCAGACTGGTTGGTAATGCTTGCCGGAGGGATACATGAAGATGATACGGTGTTAGAGCCGAGTGCCGGTCGTGGTGCGCTTATCAGGGCTATTCATCGGGCATGCCCTTCCGTTATGGTTGAATGTTATGAACTGATGCCTGAAAACAGGGAGTTTCTGCATTCGCTGGGCAATGTGATACTACTTGGGGAAGATTTTGCGAAAGATAGCGTGGGAAGCTATAGCAAGATAATTGCCAATCCTCCATTCGCAAACAATCAGGACATAGATCATGTAAGGCTTATGTATGAACGGCTCGAAGAAGGTGGCACGCTTGCAGCCATTACCAGTCCACATTGGAAATTTGCTTCTGAAAAGAAGTGTGCTGCTTTCCGCCAATGGATTGATGAAGTACACGGGCAAGTATTTGAAATTGGCGCAGGTGAGTTTAAAGAGAGCGGAACAAGTATAAGTACAATGGCAATAGTTATAAAGAAATAATTCAAATTCAAACAGAAAGGAGTATTTATGAAGAGTAAAAAAATAACCGTAATCATATCCTACGATTACGAAGATAAAAATACCGTTAGTAATGATCGGATTGCCGATAGAGTAAAAAATGACTTGTTGAAAGGCAGCAACCCCAATCACGAAAAGATAGAATCTGTTACAGTGGAAGATAACCAATAACTGAATAGAAATGAATAAAAAGGAGCAGCAAGCAATCGACTTCCTTCGCAGCATGGAACGTGACGATCCGATGTGTTTAGGCTTA